GCGATACGCCGATGATTGAGCCGAGAATATCCAACTGCGATCCGACTGCTGTATTCAGGTCAAATGCTGAAAGCATAGCCTCGGCACACGCCGCCGCATCCTGATACAGTTTCAGGTTTGCCGCCAGCCATGCCAGCATATTTGCCGCCCCCTGATACTCGCTGGTAATCAGCGATTCGTAATAGGACAGCGGTTTCAGGAAGGGCGTAATCGAAGTGGACATGATTTAAGTCAGAATCAACGTCACGTTGTATGGGTTCCCGAGTGCCGTGAAATTATAGGGCAGACTGAGCGATAAGTTCGTCGCTACCGGGCTATAAAATACCGCTTGAGTAACAGAGGTTAGAAGCGGCTGATTGAGATTCAGCGTTGTCGATCCAGTCAACGAAGAAACGAACGTACCAGTGAACTGCCCCGCCGAACCATTCCCCGCCCCGGCAATCGCTAATGGAGGCTGAAGATACGGAACGTCACTGACAAACTGACCGGGACCGAACGGGCTAAATGTGATCGTTTCGCTACTGATCGCCCCGTAAATCTGATTAGATAACTGAACGGTGTTCGCCCCAAGTCCCGTTATGAATGTCTGCGGCGCAATATTCACGTTCGCGGGCCATGTGCCATCGCAGACATAATCCCCGAGCGAAAGACCCGTTGTCGATGTGGTCGTAGTCAGGACCGAGGAACCGGCAACCGCCGATGCTGTTCGCGTCGTCTGCGGGTTACTGGCTACAGTAATGGCCGATGCGCCGCCCGTGCCGGTTGCCGAATACAGGAACGGTGCCGAGCCAATCGGGGTATAAAGTGTCATCCCTGTGATGGCAAATGCAGGAGCCGTCTGTAATGGCTGAACACTCACCGCCGCATAATACAGTTCGCTGTACAGAATGGATTGCCCAATGCCCAGGGAATTCAAGTAATTGGAAATTGCCGCCTGTATCTGTACTCCAAGCGAAGTGCTCCATCCGGTCAATCGCGTGATTTTTACAACCACCACAATCGGGGTGTACTGGAGCAAGCCGAAATTGATAGTCTGCGTCAGCCCGCCATTCGCTCCGGTAGGAGAAGCCACTGTTTCGGAAATCTGCCCCGCCGCCGGCGTCAACACAGGCCATGCCGTGTAACAACCAATCCCCTTGTTGCTGTAGATCGCCTGTGCAATCGTCGTCAATTCAGCGGACGAAGGCGTACCCGCTGGCATTTCACTTGTTTCAACGACGCAAGTCAGGGAATTAGCGGGCCTGCCCGCTGAATCAGTTGAACCGAAAATTACCGCCCCGCTGACCGATCCCGTACTGGCCTGCGACATTGTGACCGTAAGCCCGCTAATACTGGAAATGTACGTCCCCGATGGGATATTCGTCCCGGTGATCGACATGCCGCTCCGCAACCCGAAAATCGACGCAACCGTGAGGCTCACGGAAGCGCCGGATGTTGTTCCCGTAGTGGCAATCGGTGACTGATAATTTTCAAAAACCTGAGATCTAGTCACGAAATCTAAAGCCGCGAGCGAAGCGGCGGTTCCGCCAAGCAATGAGAGTGAAGGCAAAGCCTGCGCCACCAGCAACCGCGCCCGGTAGGACGAATCCGCTTCCGCCTCAGACCCCGCCGTAGCAGCATTAGCGTTCGTTACAGCCGTCCAGCCAGAGGTAGGGGTGGCAATGGTCGAGATCGCGCCAGCGGCGGCTGTAATAGCCCCCTGTGCCTGCGCTGTGGCCGTTACAGTCGTTCCCCCGGTAACAATCGTGACCGATGAAGGCAGCGACCAGAGATTGCCTGAAACATCCTGCACCACGCCGTTCGTTACAACCGTCCCATTGGTCCCGGTTAGCGTCACTTGAGCCGAAGAAAATCCTGCTGGCTTCCGCGCCGTTCCGATCAGTTCGCCAACCAAATCCAGTGACGTACCGATAGCCGTCAGAGGGTTTAATGCCCCCATGACGATCTGGAGCGCGTTCTGGTAGTCGTATGCCTGAAGTGCTCTCGTTGCAATATCCTGAAAATCCGGCGAATCCGCCCCAAGGTAACAGGACGGCCCGTAAATGTTCAGATACGCCTGAACCAGATAATTCAGAATGTCGTTGTATTGCGACAGTGAAAGGCCAGAGGATGTAATCGTCGGAGGAGTGTACGCCATAGATTTAGACTGTCGCCTGAATTCCAGGTAAAGGTTGGTTCAACGTGATCGTTCCGTAAACAGTTTGAACATCACAGGAAAATGAATAACTGCGGTTTGCGCCTGCATACGTCACCACCAGATTGCTCAAGCCTGTAACGTATGGCGTGCCGAGAATGCGCTGGCGAAGAATCAACGCGACCCCATCATTCGTATTCGGTACTCCAAGAATACTTTGGAACAACGGCGTCCCTGTCTGAAGATTAAGGAACCATTCACCCTGAAGCAATAATAGCCGCGTTTGAATCGCCTGTGCTACTGCATTGATTCCAGAAAGGAAATTCGATAGCCCCTGCCCGCGCAAAGGATCGCCGCCCGCTGATGTAAACGTAACTGAAGTACCGCTGGAGATCGTGGTCGTGGTCGTAAAAGGCGCAATACTCACAACCGTTCCGCTCACCGAGGCCACCGGCGTACCGGACGGTATTCCAGGCACGGAAACGATTTGTCCTTGCGTAAGGCCATTCCCGATAAAGGTCACCGTACTGGAACTGAGCAATTCAGCGACCGGCTGCGACAAAGTTATGGTGATCGTACTGCCGGAAATACTGAACGCCGCCGCAATTGTTCCAGTGGCTATCCCTGCCCCATTGACCGACATTCCAACAACTGCCGTCCCCGCCTCGAATACCGTGGCTTGCGGGCCGGAAAGCGATGAAGCAGGAATCGTCATCGTATACGCTGCGAACGTCACATAGATGCCGCCAACTGCGGAAATCACAGGCTGCGACAATGTGACCGTATCGCCCGCTACCGAAACCACCAGCGTATTCGGCTGAATCGCAGGATTCGTGAAAGTAAGATTTTCCGAACTGATCGCGGAAGTCGTTGGCAACGATACGGTTACGTTCGTCCCCGAAATGGATACTACCTGAGTAGCCGATTGAATCCCATACCCTGAGACAATTTGACCTGTCAGTAAATTTGAAGCGGAACCAACGGCAATCACACTAGACCCAAGACTCGCCGTGCCTGTGGTTGAAACCACCGAAGTAACCAACTGACCGGCAGCGATATTGCTGGAAGATGAAACCGTCATCGTTGTCGATCCAGCTAGTACCGTTCCGTATGTCGATGCGTAATTGGCCGTTGCTGAACCACTGACCGCCGCCGCCACAGTGAAGCTGCTTGCGCCACTGGCAACATTAGACGCAATCGTTGTGGTCAGTGTCGATGGGGACGAAAGTTGCCGATATGTAAAAACAGGGAGTGACATGATTATGCTGGAGGCCCGGTTTGCGATCCACCCGACTGAACACCGCTGTGCCGATGCGTCTTGATAACGACTCCATCGACCGTTGCGTGGCCGATTCGGCTTGTGATGGCAACCGTTTGGCCCTGTAAGGTCAACGCGCCGGATGCCTGTATGCTGATGTTCTTCGTCGCGTTCACTGTGACATTCGGAGCAGTTATCGTGATTCCATTCGTCGCAAGGTCAATGACCACTTTCCCGTCATCGCTGCGAATCTGCATGGATTCCGTGGAGTAATTCTTTAATCCGCGCGGTGTGCTGCGAAGCCCGAATACTGCAATTGCATCAGAAAGGCTGTGCCGCCGCGCCGTGATCGGCTTATTATTTAACCCGCCATTCTGCCACCATGAATCCAGTTCCGTATCCGAAAACACCAGCAGGCATTCGTCCCCGGCCTGAATCGGCATTGTCAGATTCCACCCACCGGCAGACGGGAATATCACAGGAACGTCCTGAATCACTCCGGTATTCGTCAGTTGAGAACCGCTCATACCGCCGCCAGGCGGAACGTAAGTCGCCTGAATGTTGATCGGGCCATCAACGCCGTTGAGATTGTACTGAACGCGCTCGTTGATCGCAAAGCGCACGCTTACCGTAGCAGGAGGACCGGGAAAGAACTCCTGAACGATTGCCGGGACAGCTACACGTAATCCTTCATTGATGATTTGCGCGATTTGCCGGAATCGACTGGTCGATTGCCCAATTCGCTGCGGAATGTTTACGCCGAAGTTGCTATCCTGCGCCGGTCCCGGCGTCGGAGCCGTAACGGGCAATGGCTGCGAGTTGAAAGTTGACATTTTGTTATCCCACCGCCGGCGATGTGATGTTCAGGAAATTTCGGAAGAACTGATTTGTCAATCCAGTGATTTCGGTGTACCAATCGGCGTTCCCGCCTCTGGTGTCGCCAACGTGCCGGATTCCGGCGACCACGTAATCCCCGCCCTTGTCCAGAATCGCTGGATAGCCAGGTATGGTGTACGGAAATTGGTTAATGACCGTCCCCGGAGCCAACCCAACCACGTCGCCAATCCGAACGCCAGCGTCCATCAAAACTTTGAACGTCACGCCCTGCTGTGTCTGCTCTGGCACACCAAGCAGCGTCTTTTTAATCACTCCGGTTGTCGATCCAGCGGGCGCATACACCCCCGGCAGATTCGGAGGGCCATACACATAATCCGGCACCGCCGTTGATGTAGACTCCAGTGACCGAACATTTAAGCCATTCGGGGAAAGCCACATCTGCAATTTATATGGAGCCGCAATCTTGGCGATTTCCGTTAACGGTTTACCGGAATACACCTGAGCACGCGAGAACTTTTGGGTGCTCAGGGTTTGCGAATCAACGCCAGATTGCCCCGTAACGGTTTGGTCGATCTGGATTCCGCAGGAATCGCAAATCTGCTGAATCGCCTGATACGGCGTCTTCCCGGCTGCTACGCTGATATTCACCGCTGACAATTGGTCCTGAAGCAACCCGACAAGACAGCGCAACGTGATCTTGTAATCCACCACGTTTTCGCGGGTCCAGATTGGCTGAAAAACATGACCACTCCAGATTTGATTCGCTTCAGGAGTGAACGGTCCACCGGAGCCACTTTTGTACCCTGCGCTGATCTGCAAGAGATCGCCCATTTGAATTGCCTCGCTCTGCTGAAGCAATGTCAACTGGTTTTGCAGGCCAGCCGCCAATGAAGACTGCGGCACACCCGAAGTCTGCAATTGCGCCTGTAGCGTCTCTGCGATATTGTAAAGCGTCATTTCGCAGGTCCAGTAATTCGCCCCACCGGACGGCCCCGCCGCCAAAGAGTGAGCCGCGATTTCAAACGTCGCCCTCAACGGGACGGCAAACTGGTCACTGGACAGGATAATGCCGTTGCTTTGCGTCTGCGGGGTTAGCTTGATCTGCCATGCCCGTTGAAAGTATGGCACCGCCGCTGACGTTGACATGGGTTATTTTTTCGGAGCTTCAGCGCAAACGATGTGCTTGCCCTGCGGTGTCGGCGTCTTTACTCCGCACGCTTTCGTGATGGCCGCTACCGCCGTCTGCATATCGGCTTGCGCCTGTGGCTTCTGCGTAGCCGCGATCTGGAGTGCGGCCTGTGCCTGCGCTTCCTGTGCCTGAATCTTCGTCATCACGGATTCAGCGCGGAAGTACTCAGCCTCCATCGCTGATGTGATTTCAGG